AACGCCTTGGTGGGACCGACGCCGGTCGGCGCCATGCCGGGGAGCGAGGCCCCCGTGCCGCTCATCGGGCCGACGCCCGGAGGCAGATACTCGACGTTCAACTGGTAGCGGATGCGGTACGCCATTGTTTGCTCCTATCACCCGAAGGTCGTGTTGAACGCGCTCGTGCTCTCGATGCGGGCAAAAAAACTTTGATTCTGGATTAATGTCCCGTACATCGCCTTCCAACCAACAATTCGGAGTTGGTTAAGCACATCGCTCTTGTCGGCGTCTTTCAGGTAGGTGAACTTCACGTCGTCGAGCATCACCTGCCCGTAGGCCCCGCGGCCGAACACGAAGGTCGGGTAGACCGTGATGCCCGCGGCAGGCGAGGCCGGCGGCACCTGCGCGGCGCCGGTCCCAGTGATCGTCACCGTCTGCCCACCCGCCATCTGCGTCGCCTGTCCCTGGAGCGGGCCGGTGATCGGACCGGAAGCCGAGAGCCCGAGGTTCTGCGGCGTCGAGGTGGTCCCGATGTAGACCGACCACGTGTAGCCGGCGGTCGAGGGGAGCGCCACGGTGAGTGAGCCGTTCGGCCCCACGACCGCGGTCGTGTTCGACACCAGGTAAATCTGGCTCTCGTACTGGTTCTGCGTGTCCTGCCCGGTGACGACGATGAAGTAGTTGCCGGTCGCAAGGTTGCCGGTCGCCGCGATGCCGGGATTGATCTGCGCGTTGCCGGTAAACGTCGGCACCAAGTTGGAGCGGCAGAACCGGCAGCCGTTCCATTCGCCCAGCTCGAAGTTGTAGAGCCGGTTGAGGTCGCTGTACGTCCACGCCTGCGAGACCTGCTGGTTCTCGCGCATGTCGCCCACGGTGAGCGTGTGCATCACCACGACGTAGTGCGGCATGCTGCGCGGGTCCTTCGACGCCTTGGCGCCGCCCGCGTCGGCCGCGAGCTTGGTGTCGGTCATCTCATCGCCCATGAAGCGCGGGGCGCCGAGGGTCTCCAGCATGCCGGTGATGCGGTTGAACTCGTGGCTATTGAGCACGTCGCCGGCTACGAGCGAGGCGCGCGCTCCGCGCGAGTTCACGAAGTTGACCTGCGTGCCGCCCATCAGGTTGTTGAAGGTGTTGCGCTCGAAAGTCTCGGCAACTTGAAGGCCGAGCAGCTCGGTTGCCTTCTTGAACAGCGGGTGCTTGATCGTCATCTCGGCCACGTCCGTGATGGTGATCTTGTCACCCCACTGGAGCGCGGTCGCCGTGACCTGCTGGAGCGTCATCAACTGCCCGACCGGCGGCACGCCTTCGGAGAGCGGCGCGTAGGGCAGGGCGATGCGCGGGTAGCGCGTGCCCGTATAGGTCACGCCACGCCCCTTGGGGAGCGTGAGCGGATCGCCGAACTGGTAGACGACGAGCTGGCGCCGGGCGAGAGGAAGGGTTTTGTCCGCGATATAGGCTTCGATGTCCGCAGAGAATGACGGAGCTGTGTTGACAGCCATGGCGCTCGACTCCTTGAGCTAGGCCGCCTGCGCGGACCTAGATTTCAACGTTCTCAAGGCGCCGTTCGAGCGAAGTCTGTCTCCCGCGATCCGCGCGCACGTCGCTGCCGTTGCCGGCCGGACGTGTCTGCTGCCGGCGAACACGCTGCTCGCCCGCCCGCCGCTGCTGACGGTTCTCGCCGCTGCCCTGCCGGTCAAGCATCGCCTTGCCGAGCAGATAAGCCAGCACCTTGTCGCGCGGGGCGTTGTACCCCTGCTGGCGCATCGTGACGAGTTCCGTTTCAACACGGTCCTTCCACTTCGCGTGGATCGAGTTCGGAGTACATCTTGCCTCGAACGCAGCCCTGTCGGAGCCCTCGGCGACCTGCACCCGAAGGGCTTGCATCTCCCCTTGGTGCGAGGTCATAGCCTGCGTGAAATCCTCACGCAGGCGATCCTCGGGCGTGAGCAAGGACAGTCGTGCGTTGCGCTGCTCAGGGGTCTCCTGAGGCTGGCTGCGCTGCTGCAAGAGCGAATCGACCCGGCGGTTGAGATCGGCGAGTTGCTGATCCCTCTGCCGAACCGACTCGGTCAGCGTCTCGATCCGGCGATCCCGCCGGGACGGTTGGCGCTGATCCTCTCGCTGCTGCGACTGGCGATCCGGCGGTGCATCATCGTCTGGCGGCGCATCGTCTGGCGGCGCATCGTCATCCGGTGGTGCATCGCCATCCGGCGGCAGATCGTCGTCTGGATCGTCCGGCGGCAAAGTGTCGTCCGGTGGATCGAGAGGAAGATCGTCGTCGCCATCAGCCATCAGCGAACTCCGTGTGGCGACTTACGGCCGCCGGTCGAAACAGTCCCTTACGGGGGACCACGCGAAGGGCGACTTACGGCCGCCAGTCGAGGAAGCGGGAAGTTATGCCTTAAAGCGGGGGCGTGTCAATGGGGGTGCTTATCAGCGCAGAGCCAGATGCGCCTCGCCCGCGCCCGAGAGGATGAGCCCCGCCGCGAGGAACGCGAGTCCCATCGCGAGCAGACGGTAGTAGTTCGGGCTCGTTGCCGCCCAAGACCATCCGGCGATGACAAACAGGACGAGCGCAAACACGTAAGCTATGAGGCCGAGGATTTGCATCTTACGTCTCCTTGTTTGGTAGTGGGTTCGCTTCTCCCTGCCGACGACCTTCAGCGAGCGTCGCCGCCTTCGCCACGCCCGCAAGTCGTCCTTCTTCCATCCCCGCTGCGTGTGCCTCTGCCCTTGTAGCAGCGACAAGCGCATCCTTCATGCTATTGGTCGCCGTCTCAACCTTCGCAACATTTGCTTGTGTAGCAAGTGTCGTTACATGCGCTCGCCAAGCGAAAATAGCCGCAAGCACCGCGGGGATCATATTGCAGAAAGCGACAACCGCAAGGGCGATGAGATTGTAGTCGGCATGGTCCATAGTATACCCCTGCAAAGAAAACGCGCCGGGCAGAACCCTACCCGGCGCGCCAATTCACGTCAACCGAGCGGTAGTTACATCACCGGCAGGTCGAAGCGCAGCCCGACGGTATACTGCGTGCCGAGCTTCGCCCCGCCGCTGAACGACGGAGCGCCTAGCCCACCGCCTGGGAACGTCGCGGTGAAGCCGCGTTGCGGGAAGCTGACGTTCAGATAGGCGTCGATGAGCCCGCCGTTCGCCTTGCCGGTAGCGTCGGCGGATTGCCAGATCCACCCGGTGCCGAAGCCCGGTGCCCAGTCCCACGTCGAGCCGGCAGCGCCGAAGAACTGCCCGCTCAACTGACTCTCCTTCGCGAGCACCCCGACGTACTGCTTCGGAGCACCGGACACGACGGTCACATTACTCGGAAGACCGGGCTGCGGGAACGCCGTGATGTTGATGAGGTTCGGGAGCAGTGCCGTGATGCGCGCCAACCACTCATACCCGACATCGCACTCCTGCGTAGCGCTCCACCGGCTGTCCACGCTGCCGATGGCTCCGTTGGCCCCCGCGATGTTCTGGTAAGCCGCCGTAGCCTGGCAGCGCACCCACTGCTGCGGGTTGTTCTTGATGAAGCCCACGGCAGCCGTGACGGCACCGCCGCTGGCCTGAAGGCTCCCGTTCTGCCCGACCAAGCTGGTGACGAACAGGTTGTTGCCGGTGACGTTGGCCTGCTCGGTGCTGCCCTCGGCGCCGATGCCCGCGTACCAAACGAGGTCGGGAGCAACTGCGACAACCGGCGCTTTACCGATGATGGGCGCGGGCAGGTCCGCCGCGTAGGCGATCGACGGCGCGAAAAGAAGTGCAAAGAGAAGTCGCTTCATGGGAAGTCCCCCTTCCGTTAGTGGAGAGGGAAGGGTGCGCGTCAAATTAGCAAGAAGCAAGACACCTAAGTCGCTTTTGCCGGACCCTGTGGCGCTTTTGCAACAGCCTCGCGCACACCCTGCGCTGCGTCGATCGCCGCGACCGCGGCCTTGTTGATCTCGTCGTTGACCTGATCCATCGGGATCATGGAACGGAACTCGGCCGGCACCTTTGCGAGCGCGGCCTGCGCAATCACGGCGATAGCCGCTGCACCCGCGATGTACTCGTCTCTCGTCGCCATGTCTTCCTCCTAAAGTAAAACCACGCACAGCACCGCCGAGACGGCGCACGCGAAGAAGAACGCCCCGAGCGCATAGGGCATGAAGTCGTCCGCCATGTCGCGATCAAAGTCGCGCAGCGCCGGGCACGACCAGATGGGGAGGTCGCTGCCGGCGCGCATCACGCTCCACCAAACGAGAACCCCCGCAAGCGTAGGAACGAGTGCGAGAAGCTTCATCATTTCGGGGTCGCTAAATTCCACAAAGCGCGAAGCTGATCCGCCGTGCCGTTGCACGTCGAGAGGTCGGCGCCGTTCTCCACGCCGTTCACCCGATGCGGCTGCGGGCCTACCCCATCGCCCGTGTACTGCCACAGAAAAGCTTCCTTCCATGGCAGCGGCCGGTGGTTCGCGTCCACGAGACGCGGCTGCGAGCCGTACTCGGCGAGCCACAGCGGATACTTGCCGAACTGCTGAAGCTTATCAGGGCTCCACGCAACCGCCGTATCCTTGAAGCGGTTGCCGGTATACAGACCGCACGCCCGACCGATCTTCTGCGACACCCGGTCGAGGAACTCAAGCGCCTGTTCGAGGCTCATCTCCGAGTGTTTGTTGTCCTCGAAGTCGAGCCAGTACGAGAGCGCATCGTCCACCCCGACGTAACTCAGATAGGAATCGACGTTCGTCACCACGTCATCGCCGGTAGCGAAGTCGTAGCTGCCGACGAAAAGCCCGACATGCTCGGCGTTGTCGCGCCGCAGCTTGAACTTCGGATCGGCGAAGCCGACGCCCTGCCGCGCCTTGTGGATGATACCGACGATGCCGGCGTCTTTGAGCGCCTGCATCCCGGCGATCTCAGAACCGCGGGGATAGGGCCACGCGATGATGTTATCGTGGTTCATATCGGCGACGTAGGGAGTGGGCATACTAACCTCTCGCTGCTCGCGGCATGCCCCCCGGCATGCGGTCTCGGTGAATCATCCCAGCAGGGCCTTGCCCGCGCGGACCGGCCGGCACCGCTCCCTGCCGCGGCGTGCCGGCGACGCCCGGTCCCGCGCCCCCCGGCATACCCTGCTGGCCGTGCAGCATCGCCTGCTGCTGCATCATCATGGCTTGCTGCTTCTGCTGCATCTGCATCTGGTGAGCGACGAGGTGCTCGCGGATCGTCCCGTGCGGGTCGCCGGTCGCCTGAAGCACCTGGAAATGGGACTGCATGTGCTGCGCGTCGTCGTCCATGGGATGAACCATGAGGTGCCAGCCAGCTTCCAGCATCATGTTCTCGAAGTCAACCTCCAGCGTCATCTTCTTGCGAATATCGGTGAAGATGAGCGGGGCGAGGCGCGGCCCCCACGCATCCTCGACGAACTGCTCGACGATGGGCGCAAGGTTCTTCTCGTAGCCGGGCGTGTCCTGAGGCCCGAGCCCACGCAGCACGTTCATGGTCGCCATCTTGATCTGCATCATTTGGGCGCTACGCGCCTGCTCGACCCCGTACCAGCGGAACTCGAACCGGCGGTCCATCTGCACCGGCTCGATCGACAGCATCTCGGCCTTGACCCCCATGGGGCCAAAACCTCGGACGGTCATGGCGGTCGAGCGGTGCTGGTGGTCGAGCGCCACGAAACGCTGGAGCATCGGGGTGAGGATGTCGGCCTCCAGGATCGTCACCGAGTTGGCGGTCGTGAGAATGTCTACCTGCGCTTCCTGCGCGAGCTGCGCTTGGTTGGACTTCTTGCCGCTCGCGGCCTGCGGGATCATCGCCGGGTTGACGCCGAGCGTCTGGAATATCTGGTCCTTGAACCCCTGCACGATCATCACGCCGTCCTTCCACAGCGCGGGGAACTGCGCGAAGGTCGTGGACTTGGGGTCGGTCTCCCAGATAGCAGCAACGTTGAGCACCATCGAGGACGTGCGCGGGTTCTTCACCGGGTCGGTCATGACGATCGGCATCAGCGAGTACGCGGCCGAGTCCATCGCTTCGTTGATGAAGTCGTTGGCGCCGTACTGGTAGGTATCGACGAACTTGACCTTGCTCTGCCCCTTGAACAGATCGCCGAGCTTTTCCAACGCACCCGAGAGGATGGGCAGCTTGTCATCCCAGTTGGGGTTGCGGCGCGCGCTAAGCACGCGCTCCTCGCCGCCGAAGTACGTGCGGCACAGACGCTCCTCGCCGTCGATCTTCAGGTTCGTCCACGTCTCGAAGATGGTAGCGGAGGACTTCTCGCCGACCTTGATGCCCGCGGCATTACCGAGGCTCTTGCGCTTGTCGGGGTTCTGACCCGCCTTCTCCAACTGCGACATCTCCTTGAGGAGCGCCTGGCCCTGCTCCTTGTCCACCTCACCCTCGCGGATCATCTTCCTGATCTTCGCCTTCGACCAGCGCCGCACGACCGTCACCGAGCCGCCCGCGTCGAGCGCCGCCTCCAGGCTGTCGGCCGTGGCAGGAAGAACGAGGGTGTCGAGGTCGGAGATCAACTCGACGACCGGATAGCCGTGCTCGATCGTCTCCTCCTTGATGTCGTCGTACTCCTCGCCGTCCGGCGCCTCCATGCCCTCGACGCTCGGCCGCTTGCGCACGCGCATCGCCACGTGCCGCTTGTTCTTCGTCCACGAGACGTAGACGTTGTACTGGCCCTCCACGTCACCGTTGCGCACAAGAGCAGGAAGGACTTTGGTGCGCAGCCGCGCCTTGCGAATGTAGAACTCAAGGAGGGAGACAAGCTCCTCGGGCTTCGACTCGGAGGCCGTCACCTCGATGTGCTTGCCCGAGGAGGGGAATATCTGGTTGACGAACCGGGTGACGCGCGCCTCGATGGCGTCGTGCACGAGCGGGGCGAAAATCTTGGAGTTCCCGTTGTAGAACTGCTGCGGGCCGAGCACGCAGTTGTAGATGTCCCAGTAGTCGAGCTGCGAGTTCGACCGCTCCCACTGGTCCTGGAAGCCTTTGTCCACATCCTTGAAGATGTCGAGGCACTGCTTGCGCACGTCCTCGTCGTCGCACCACTCCTTCGCTCGGTCTTCGAGCAGGGGCTCGCTCTCAACCTCGATGTCGTCGTCTTCGTCAGCCATGAAGGAAGCTCCACCAGTCGAGGTGCCAGGGATCGTGCCAGAGTAGGGAATGCGGGTCCATCATGCAATCCTCCACACTTCCATATTCGATCCGACCAAAACACTCGACGTAGTTGCCGGGGTTGCCGCATTCTGCGCAAATTGTACAGTCAGCGTCCCGGCCGCGTTGACCGTGATCAGGCCTTCGATAACCGTATAATCGTCGGTGCCGCCGGCTTGCCCCACCGCGCCTCCCAGCGCCGTCTGCTTGCTCGAAATGACGATGGCGTTCGCCGTATTGGAGATCGTGGTGACGTTGTAAATGATGGCCGTCGCCGTGCAGGTCCCGCTGATGGCATACTTTTGCCCGCCGATAGCATTCGCCGTAACCCACGTTTTGACCCGGAAACCGTAGGTCTTCCCGGCCATCAGGTTGACGGTCAAGCCCGGCACGTTTGCCAGCGCGGCATCGTTGGTCTTGTCGAACTGTGTGGTTACACGGACGAACCCGCCAGTGCTCAGCATCCCGCTGTCCGCGCCGGTGATGCGGGCCTTCTCGGTCCCCGCGTTTGCCCCGCCATCGTAGTTGTAGAAAACAAGATCAGTGTAGAGGTTTGCTACGTTAACGATGACTGAAGATACGCGCGAGGAGTAAAAACCTGCCGTAAAGTCTAACGAAGCCTTAAAAGAAAAATCAGCAGCATTTGAAAGGGCGGCGGCAGCTCCATTAGTCGCCGTTACCCGACCGCCGACTCCACCCGGTATAGTATCTGAAACTTCAATTCGATCGCGCGGAGTGGTGGTCCCGATGCCAAGCCGATGATTAGTCGCATCCCAAAAGAAGTTGGCGTTGTCCTGGCTGTAGACGCCCGAGGCGCCAGCATAGAGGACGGAACCCGACGTAAAGGCGACGGCGGCGCCGGTACCACCTCTTGCGACAGCCAGCGTCCCCGACGATATGTTGCTCGCGTTGGTCGTGTCGGTCGTGGCGGAGGCGGCGAGGCCGGACACCGCGCCAGAGGCGATGGCGATTGCGACACTCGTGACCGTCGTGAGCCGACCGTGCGCGTCATAAGTGACCGCCGCGACGTGACTCGCATCGCCGAGTGGGCCGGCCGCCCCGATCGTGTTCGAGAGCCGCGCATCGGGAAGCGTCCCCGACGATATGTTGCTCGCGTTGGTCGTGTCGGTCGTGGCGGAAGCAGCGAAAGCGACGCCGCCGGTCTTAGTGACGGTGAGGGCGCCTGACGCGGCAAGTGCGGCGTCGCCGGAAACGGGCTTCCCCGCCCAACCGTTGCCTTGGTCAACAATAATGCGCCCAGCGGCAACAGGCTGCGGGAAATTTTGAATGTCGGCGGACCCCCATGCGCCGGCCGCAGTAGAGTTATCTTCCAACCAAACAACAACAACGTCACCAGGAAACACAGGCGAAATGGTTGACCCGTCGCTTTTGTTGACGTTGAAAGTATTAGCACTATTACTAAAGAAATAAATCGCAGTGCCAATTGAGGGACTTCCAGGCAGATTAGCTTTAGGCAGTTGCACATTCTTGTTGGCTGCTGTCATTTGTACGTTTTGGAATGACAACACAGGGTTTGTAAGAACGACACTTACGGCGGAACTAATCGTGTTTTCGCCTTGAGTACTGACAATCAAGGATTGGTTGTATCTATTGATTGTCTTATACAGGTCCGCCGCCGTATCGATGTACGTCGCACCGTAGATGTCCCCCGCCGTGTCGGCGATGGTGAAGGCGACCGCAAGATCGAAGTGCGTGCCATCGATCACCGTGGCGGCGACCG